CATCCTTTTGAACGACTTGATCGACTCCATAGTTACCGGAACCACTAAACCCACTAGCTACTCTTGTTACATATGATTTTGATACTAGAGGCTCATCATAAATATTAAAGTATATTTCAATTGCACCTGCCTCACCCACAGTCTTATTATCTATTCTCCAAGTACACCCACCCTTCTTAGCCCTTGATTGGCCTTGGTATACCCAAGGACAAAACTTTCCTATAACTACTCTTGCAGGTATCTGAATATTTTCTAAGTCATAAGGAGTTGCTAGCTCAAATTTTATATATTTATTATTCTCTTCCGCTATCCTATCTATATAGTAGCTCTGTCTAGGTAATTCTACATTACTTGTACCTGGCTGTCCTATTAAATACTTTTCTAGTGTTTGCCTCTTAACTAATTTTAACCCTACTAAATCTTTGAATTTTAAGTATCTGCCCGTTTCTTGCTCAATACCATTTGTGAAGACGTGCTCAACATTAGCAATAGTTAACACTGGCCTGTTTGAGGCTCCATCGCTGGTAACACTTAGTCCATCCATTTCTACAGGAATTGCACTATAAGTATTAACTATTCTAGGGTTGCTTTCATTATAAAACTGAAGTTCCAGCAGAGAGTAGTCTACTCCTGGATGAAAACAGAAAGGGTCCTCAGGATCATTAGGGTCTAAGTAGAGCTCATACAAATCAACTATACCTGTATTGATTTCTGTACTTTGAGCGTCTGTTGCTATTATATTTGACATACTATTCCTTTTATTTTAAATCAGTAGAACCGGGGACGTTATCAAACGTACCACCACCTCCGGAACTTGTAGTTGTAACTTTAGGTGGGGCAATACTAATTGTTCCAATAATACTTAGTATATTTTCAACCCATATTGCAGAATCAAACACTACACTATCACTAAATTTTATACTACGACTTGCAGTCCCTGCATAGGGTTCTAAGGGCCATGTGTACTCTACCTGATTATTTGTATTAGTTATATTGACTGTATAGCCAGTTGATTTAGTTATTAAAGAAGCGGAAGCAGCAGATTTAGACCTAGATATATCCGTAATTACTTCGGGGCTTTTACTTATTTGCCTAAATGCATTGCCGCCACTAGATATTAAGCTAGTAAGGTCTAAAGAACTAGCTCCCTCTGAGTCCCATCTAACATTCTTACCGCCGAGTGTTTCATATATTGGAAAACCTCCAGCAGTGCCAGTCTGCTGCATTAGACTACATACAGCATATCCATTTGTCAAAAACCAAATTTTTAAAAATAAATTTCCATAATTAGAGTCCGCTGGCAAATTATACGATAAATTTAAATTTACTAATTTTCTAGCACTAGGGGCTGAAGTTCCCGACATTAAGGTAGTTATAGATTTTTGAGGAGTTATTAAATCGGACGTATGATATAATTTAATAGTACCACCTAAATTGTCTATGGCAAGGCCGGGTGCGCTAAAACTATATACAAATTTTCTGTTAAAATTTAAAGGATACTGAGTACCCTCTGCTACACTATTGGGGGATTGATTGTAAGTAGTAGGTACATTAGTAGTATTATTAAATTCTATTAACCAATCTTTATCAGCACCGCCAAGAGTTCGTGCAATGGCAGTACTTCCTACCATTTTACCATTCTCATACCGGTGTACATCCACAGTTTTTCCTACTTCATTCGGAGGATTTCTAATGAACACTTGAAACCCTAAATTGATTTCTTCATTTAGAATAGTGGTTCCAAAAGAGTTCACTTCACTAACAGGTAAAAAAGTACCAATAACAGAGGGCACTGCAGGAGTTTTAGTAATAATAAATGACTTAACCATATAAGCAGCTGCTGGATTCAGCGGATCCCATATTTTTACGGATATAGATTGATCTTCACTAGGGGCATTTAAAATACTTAAATTATATGGATTTGTACTGTTATTAAAATAAAAAACTTGCTCGTTTCTTTCAGTTCCTACTACTATGGTAGCGGGTGAGTCGTAAGTAGGACACCCCCCTCCAAATATAGTAGTAAGTATAGAGTCATCCCCGACAGCCTTTAGACCTAGTCTTAATGAAGTGCCTGCAGGTATATCTTTGTACTTCAGATCTAAAGCTGCATTAATCGGAAGCGCCTGTCTGAAAGGGTAGACTACTTCTCCGTCCTTAAAGCTAGAAACATATCCATTAGTAGAGGTACCCGGAATTGTAGTAATAGGGTTGTAATTAGTAAATACGAAATCAACATAGTAAAGCTTTTCGGGAGCAGGGGTAGGTAGATTTACTTCAGGTAGAGGTGTAATTGTTATAACTTGAGAAGCAACAATACTGCCAGATAGAGTAACATTTAAAGTAAAGGTCTGGTCCGTCGAATCCACATCGTCACGAAGAGTTGGTCCTGTAATTACTGCATCCCCGCTCTCATTAGTTGTAAAAGTTCCTTCTGTAGCAGCAATATTATAGTCATTAGTGGTAGCAGTTCCCTGGACAAGAGACCAGGCGAAACTAGTATCAGCTTGATTAGAAATAAAATCTAATACTGCCGTTTCGCCTTCATATAAGCTGTTTGAAGTACCTTCTATTATATTTCTAAGTGAAAGAGCGTAAGTAGGGGCAGGAACTGAGGCTCCTTCTAACTGTGCTGTTATTACTCCCGTATCAATATTCAAAACATCTGCCTTTTCTCTGATATTTAAATTAAAGGCTTCGGAATTTGGTCCAACATTATCCGCTAAGCTTGATGTAAACGTAACAGTAATATCTTGATTAAAGTCAACATATTGGCTAATAGCTGTTACAGGATCAGAAACTACAGTTATAGAAGGATCATCAATAGTCGACTCAAAATAAACCTCAAATTCACTACTGTTTAGCCCCAAATTATTATTAATCCAAGTTCCTTCCTGATTATAGATGAAGTCACCTACTAAACTATCACTAAGCCCATAAGTTCCATCAGATTTTAAGTGAAATACTACAGATTGATTGGTTGGAGATTGCGTTGAAAAAGTTAATGTAGGCGCGGTAAGCTCAAGAGCAAATATATCAATATCAATACTTGCACTCGGAAAATCTGTAAGTGTAAAAGTTAATACTGCTGGAAGTGCTACAATCAAGGGATCATCAATAGTTATAGTAATAGAGCCTTGGTTGCCTACTATTACAAAATCTGTGTAATCTCCTTCTACCGTGTATTCAGTAACTCCTGAAATATCAAATGCTACATAAGACCCATCAGGAACATTCAAGGATAGTAATGTAAAAGTAATAGCTTCTCCCGCCACAGCCTCAGCTTTATTGGATAATAGAGTATACTGTCCTTGAGAAAATTCTGTGAGGTCTTGATATATTTCGTCATCATTAAATTGTGTAGTTACTATTTTTTGAAATGTACATGCCAAACTTGCAACCTTTTTATTTACATAGGTAACATTATACTTTTCGCATACTACAGGAACACCTCTAGCTCCTTCAGTATTACTAGTATCTTTTACATAAAGAAGAAAAGATTCCACCCCATTTTTAGAGTCAAAAAAGTCTATTAAATCTGAAATTTCGGCGTAGCTTCTATTTGAAAAAGTAGCAGTATAGATCTCTTCTATAATATTTATACCATCAGGAACTCGTTCTTCATATGTGCCTCCATAGCTAACACTACGTACGCGCTGCTTGACAGCAGCTCTAATGCCTCTGTCATATCGCACATATCTGGTAGTACCCTGTGCTTCTCCTATATTTATACCAAGTTCTTGGGCCATCTTATCCTAGTCCTACATATGAGTCTGTGATATACGTTTCGGCTACGTAAGGTTGTATATCTATAAATAATGGTAATTCATCTACTTGTATTAATTGTGCAGTTAAAGTCCCTATTGTATTCGTAGTCCACTCTATTGAATAGTCCTTACATATACATGATATGACTTTTTCACTTGTTTCAGAGATTGGAACCCTATAAGGAAAAGGATCAATCCCTTTATATCTCCTAAAAAATCTAAAAAGAGTATTAATCTCTGTAGCAGGTCTATTTTCAAACTTTAAATTGAGTATTTCAGATCTATTATTTATACCTTGCTTAAACTTTTGTGTATAGCCGTCCCCAAAATCAGCATTAAACACACTAAATCCAGCAGCTCTAGTGTACCCTCGATCTGGGCAAATATATTTAGGGCTAGTAACAGTTTGAACATTAATACCTATAGGCATTAGTTATCTCTCTTCTGGGCAGTATTCCATAATTGAAAAAGAGTTTCTAGCTTCTTATCTTGTTCAGATACCTGACCCTCTAACTTACCTAATTTTATTTCTAAGTTATTGATTTGCCTGGCAATATCAGTAACTTTTTCCAGTTCTTCTGATTGCATTTTAATTTGTGCATTTTGCATTAAATCGTCGGGTAGAGCGCCTCGAAGCCCTAAGGGCCACTCTCTTACAAAACTTTCATTTGCTTCTATAGTTTTCATTTGCATTTTAATATCATGCTCAATAGTAGTAATTCTAGTCTCTAAGGTAAGATAGGCGGCAGTAACCATAACTAAACTTACACCTAACCCGATAAGATTTCGTACAGGTATCTCTAGAGTAGTATTTTCATTTATCTCAGTCATTGCTTCTTTTATTCCAAAGTTCAAAAAGTACTTTAACTTTTTCCTTAATTTGCTCAATATCAGCATGCATTTTTGCTAGCACAATAACTAAGGTTATAAACCCTACGGCTATGGGCCATCCCGTATTTACTACTTCTAAAGCTGTCACAAGGTTCTCCATGCACGTCGTGTGCTTATCCTATAAGGATTATTGTTTTACTCTTTTAAATTTAGCTTCGCAGCCTGCATGAAAATCACTGTCGTACGATATTGAGTACTGTTGACATATTACGGGTACTGCATAATAAGGGTCTTCTCTAACTACAAACGTAAATGATTTAACTCCTTCAGTTCTTTCAAAAAATTCTATTATACTTTCTATAATTTCGGGGGGTCTATTAATAAATTTTACCGAATATTCCTCTTGCCTAGTAAAGGCTCCTTGTTTAATTCTGCCCTCATATCCATCTCCAAACTCTGCTGTCAGAACTTGTGGGGTTATTATCTTTCTAACGTTTCTATCAGGACATACTATATCCTCAAAGCTTATATTAATATTAGGACTGGCTTCTTTTGTCATCGGAACAACAGGCACTGAAACACCTTCGTTATCAGCAGGCGTCAATCTAGTAACAGATAAACTATTACTCTGCGAACTCGTAACTAAAAACGTGCCATCATTAGTATAGCCTTCCTCTAAAGAATCACTATTAAGAATAGTTACCACATTTCCAATTTTAAAAACACTTAAATCCGTTGTTTCTGCATCTATAGTCCCATTTAGTGTGTTTGATATTCTAGTAAAAGATATATCACTGACAACTTTTAGAAACCCAATATCAAATCCTACAGCCATTAGGCTACTCCATAAGGATTAAGTATCCCTCCAGAGCGCTTCTGATTTTGTAGCTCTTCTTGTACTGCCTTCGCTATAGCATTACCAAGAGTTGCACTATCCTGGCCACTAGCAGTACTACTAGAGGAAGATTGTCCTCTTGAGTCTCCGTCTCCCATACTTACATTAACAGTAACATTATTATTTTGATTAGATCCTACTCTTGAATTCCCTAGGTCAACTGGGACACTTTTACCGTTTGGCATTGGAATAACAGCTTCACTATATCTTCCCTCCCCTATTAAAGCATACGTAGGTTTACTTACTATTCCTCCATTTGCCATTGGTACTGGACCTCCTCCAGTAAAGAGACTCATCCCTGCACTTATAACTGAACTAAGCGCACTACCTCCAGCAGAGCCAATCGTTGAGACTGCGCTGACTAAAATAGTTATGAACTTTTGAAAAATACTACCAATTGATGAAACAAATTTAAATAACATGGAACCAAAACTCTTAACCGCCCCCACAAGTTTGTTTATCATATTTGAAACAGTTGTTGCAAAATCATTCATCGCATCAGAGGCCCTATGCATTTGTTTTTCCTGTTTGGTGTAACCCTTGGTTGGAATGACAATCGACCCCTGATCCTCCGGTAATGGAGCTCCATTACCTGCATTACCTCCATTACCTTTTTCAAATAAAGACCTAATAAGCTTCTCTTCTGGGCTGCCCTCGCCGCCTCCGGGGACTTCATCTTTCTTACAAGCTTGGCATGCGGCTGATATAGCCTCTGCAAGAGTTATTGCACCGTTTCGAAATGAATTATCTAACCTATCTGCTACAGAAACTCCAGCATCCTCTATTTTTTTCTTTGCTACCTCTGCCCCTTTCTTATGTCCTTTGGCAATATCATCTGTAAGGGTCATTCCCTTGAAAATTTTAGAGCCAATTGTAGTTCTTGCTATTGCATCAATGATATTGTCTGCAATTGTTTCTGATACTTTCCTAGCAAGACTTTTAAGTATGCCGTCTATTAGCCCTAATAAAGAGTCTTTAAAACTAGACTCAGCTCCGATTATTAGATTATTTATTGCTTCTTGAAGTCCTGATTCAAAACCTTGAGCAATAGCCTGCCTATACTGCTCAAAGGCCTCCTGCGTTCGTAATATAATTCCTAGTTCTGCTTCTGCTTCCTGTCTTTTAAGTCTAGCAATTTCAAGAGCCTGGAGATCAGTAGTCAAACTATTTGTGTTGTTAGCATCTATGGCTGTACTAAGTTCTCGAATCTCTAACTCGTAATTACGTATAGACATCTGAAGCTTTTCTTGTTGAAGTAGTATACCGACTCTTCGTTGCTGTCCGTCAGTAAGCCCTGCCTGAATTTTTTTGCTTCGAGTAGAAAGAAGTATCTCTTCAACAGCTTGCCTATGAGATATCTTTTGTAAGTTATTATTCCTTATTAATATAGCTTCCGTATTCTCTAATTGAATATTCTTAGCCCTTATTATAGCTATTTCTGCTCTAAGTTCATTTACGCGATCCTGCTCTAACTGAGTTAGCTGTCTCAGTTCTCCGTTGTCATCTTCAAGTATTTTGTTAAGTGTTGCTGATTTGTTAAGTATCTCATCAATATTTTTTCTTCTTTGTTCTTCTATATTTGCAATGCTTCTCTGACTTTGGTCCATATCTTTAGTAAGGGTTAAAAATTCTTCTTGTGCTATTAACTGTTGAAGATTATAATCCACACCCAAAAGTCGAAGTCTATTCTGTTGTCTTATTTTCTTTTCTTTAATATCTTCCAGTGCTAACTGTGCTTTAAGTTCTTCAGTCTCAGATACACGTATTAGGTAGGATTCTCTTTGTGAGCCTTTCAAGTCTTCAGCTTTCTCACCCGTAAGAGCTATAAGATCATTATTTTCGGCCAGTTTTTCACTAATTTTATCTTGTATGTTGGCCTTCTTAAGATTAATATCTAATATACTTTTTTCAAAAGCGCTTGCATTTACAAGATTCTGGGTATAGGTAGTTTGCCGTGTCGCCGCCACCACAGCAGCTGCGGACTCTCTTGTTATAATTTTCTCTACAATATCTTTCTGGCGGGTCAGCTCAGCTGTCTGGGCGGTCAGTTTTTCATAGCCGGCTGCATTATCGTTCTTAATAACTTCCAGGGCAGCCTGCGTTTCTTCAATTGTAGCTAGAAATGCGTCCGCTTCTGTAGTAGGAGCGAGCTTATTTTTTAAACCTGTAAACTTATCGTTTGAATCATCTATTAATTTTCGAGCTTGTGCAGCCGCTTGTCCTACCTCTACGAAGCTCTTTCTAGCAGTTTCCATAGCTTCTTTATTTGCTGGATCAAATTTCCCATCTAGCAGCTGGTTAACAAACCCCATATACGTCTTACCAGCATCAGAGGCTGTAATTATAGAATCAGTTTGCCCCTCCCAAGCCGCTTTCTGCATGCGAAGAAGCTTTATATAATCTGAGAGTCCCTTATCTCCTGTGCGCTCAACATAGTCGGCTAAGCTTTCTCCTGCTTTTTTAGTAGCCTCTTTCTGATTGTAATAAGCCATGCTGAGCTTGACTAGCTTTCGGCTCAAGTTACTTACCCCGAGGACCCCAGGAACCAATATAAGTGCGAAGTCCTTGAAGCCTACGCCTTGATCTATTGTGGCTTTTATATCTTCCAGCTCTTTCTTTGCCTTTGGCAGCTCCTCAGCGAATTTTGCAACAGAACTTGTAACAGCTGCTCCATAAGTTTCAAGCTCCTTCTTACCTGTGGAGCCTATAAACTGTCCAAAATTTTGATAAGTGCTAAGAAGGCTTCCTCCTTCCTCAGATAGTATCTTCTGTACTGCTGCAAAATCTTTATAATCCTCTACAAGACTAGCTAGTCTTTTCTCCTGGAGCTGTAGCTCACCACTTACTTTTTTTACTTCCTCCTCAACTGTAAAAAAGCTTTTAGCTACTTCATAGAGTGTGTATATTATTCCTACCCAGCCTAAAACTGAGAAAGCTTTGCTTACAAAAATTGCAGTCACGGATGCTGCAACTCTAATTGTCGACATTGCAGCTTTCCACTGAACTTCGATGTATTTAAAAGTTAGTGACATTGTCTTACCTGTCTGTACCCATCTAGCACTAACTTGGCCTGTAGCTACATTATTTGCTATTTTAATATCGTCAAGCATCATACGAAAGGCCATGCGCTCTTCTTGGGTCATACGCTTCATTATTTGCTTATGCTTAGTAGCAGCAATTTGCATATCATCAACCATTTGATTCGTTATGTCTTTAGAATCTTTGCTTAAAGCCTTGAAAGGGTTATTCTTTCCTCTCATACTAATATTCTTTGAGGCTAGAGCTCCTCTTGCATCTCCGGCTGCAAGATTTTTATATTCTCCAGCCTCATCCCTACTCAATAGTTTAGCAGTTTTTGCTGCTTTTGAATACTGTTCAAGTTCCATCTTTGCAGATCTAAAAGACTCTTTGGAGGCAGTTGCTAGATCTTTTGTCTTTTCAGTTAGATTTTGTAGCCCAGGAATAGCGGCCTTTAAAGGGCCTGATACCAATAAAGCAAGCGCGGCGCCTGCAAGTTTAGGGCTTTCAATAAGTACGTTTGCAAAAGGCCCCGCTACGGCTGCAGCAAATCCTTTTACCGTAATTAAAATATCATCAAAAGCTTTTCCAAGTTTATTGAAGTTATTCGGAGCTACTTGTGTGATTTCTAGTATTCTGCCGAACTTATCCTCAGCCTGAGTTAACACTTCGTTTGTTACAGCTTGAGATCTTTGAAAACTATTCAACTCTCCACTAGTAATATTCATCTGCTTTTTATAGTTATCGAATGCAGTCTCAAGCCTAAGAATAATACCAAGTTCATCCAAGAGTTCTGGCTCGGCTTTAGTTACACCGCGAACTAAGCGGTTAAAAGAATCTGTGACGTCTCTTCCAAGAATAATAGAAGTAGACTTTGCTGCGGCACCTAAACGAGTTAATTGGTCTGCACTTAGTCCTGCAGCAACCCCTATTGCAGAGGCACTTGAAGCATCCTGAAAGGAAATCTGAGCATCTGTAGCAGCAATGATATCATTAGTAAGAGTTCTCATTGCTATACCAGTTGAACCGGCATAGGCAATTTGACCAGCCTGGAGAGTTTGTAGATTACCTGCATCTTTTAAAAATTGGAATGCAGCAGATATAGCGAATAATTGAGCAGCTAAAGTAGCATAGGCAGGCACAAGACCCCCCGAGATCCCCTGTGCCATTTTAGAAAAGTTTTTAGTGCTATTAGAAGAAGCTTGTGCTGCACCTTTTAGTCTACGATCAACCGTACCTACTTGCACACCCGCAGCTTGTGCAGCATCTGCGAGTTGTTTCTGACTAAGTGCTACTTTTTTAGTAGTACCTTTGTCGTCAATAACAACATCAATATATATCTTATTTCGTTTAGCCATTATCCGGTTACATTATGGGCGAAATTCTTACCTCCGCCTCCTGCCGCTTGACTTTTTCGTTCTTCGGCTTTTCGTCTTCTTTCAGCTTTTTCAGCTGTATACCGTACTTTTATATTTTCATATACCTTACAAAAGTATACTATCTCTTTACGCTCGTCTACTACATCGTAAGTGTCAAGCAAGAAATTAACCGAGGACCATTCTTTACCTAAATAAGATCCTGACATTCCATCCCACCTATCAGATAATAGATTATAAATATATAGAGCCGATTGTACCTCTACAGGAAATGCACTTATCTCTATAGGTAACTTATCTGGATCGGGTTCTTGTCCTAGCTGTTCACAAACAGCATAATATTTATCTATATCTATTACACTGTCTGCTTCTCTCGTATATCTTTCAAGTAACGAGACTATTCTTGTTACTTGTTCTGAGTAAAATTTTCCAAATCACCCACTGTTTCAGTAACCCAAGTATCAAATGTTCCGGAATTCTTCATTAATAATTCTGCGTTTTCTTGAGTAAAGTCTAAGTCCGCGTTAGGATCTTGCTGACTGATATCTACTAGTAGTAATTCTTCTAAATATGAGTACTTAAATCCTTTCCAGTTTTTAATTACAGCTTTAACATACTCATGTAGAAACCTATCATCATCTAGGATTTCTTCTGGTTGCCGGGTTCTTTTATCAAATTTTGTAGTTAGACATTTTTTCCTAAGCTTTAATAGCTCTTCTCGGGCTAAGTAGCATAAGTCTACTGTCATTCCTGGACACCCAGGAAATTCAATAGATACGGTCTTACTAGGGGTCATTAAACTAGCAAGAGAAATTGGCGCTTTAACATTATCTGTCATTAAATAGTTCCTTGTATAAGTAGAAAGTAAATTGATTTTTCTTATCACATAGTATAAAGTATACCAGGAGAAAAGTCAAGAAAAATTTTTGGAGGGTGAAGTAAATAAAAGGGGCTGAACGCCCCTTTTACTTACTTATTTTATAAAGTATTAACTATTACTCCCCAAGGTATGTAATAGTAATTTCATCTGCTGAGTCTAAGCTACTAGGTAACGCATGGAACGTAGTTTCTACTGAAATAACATCCTCAATACTATGTGCGGGCACTTCTAAGTGACACCTAGGCATGCCTATAGTGCATGAAGGAGCTCCTGCCCCACCAATGCCAAAAGTAACACTCATTTCATTAGTAACCACAGTATTTGCTGCAAGAACGTCTTGGAACAGCTGAGCACTAGAATCTCCTTCTGCATCTAAGTAACAAGTAAAACTACCAGAGATAGCTCTAGACCCTGTAATGTGGCCAAGGGGCTGATTAATAGAGCATAAAGTTTCCGGAGTTAAAAATGTTAAGTTATTCTCAATCGTTAAACTACCGCCTGTAAGAACCAAACTATAAGTTGTATTCCCGCCGCCTAGGTCACCAACTACTGCCAAACTAGTTAGTCGATTTCTAATGAAGTTTCCATTACTATCAATGCCAGTAGTAATAAGATTATTAGACCCGCCGCCAGTTACGTCTGGCCAGCCGCCCGAGCCTTCTGCTACATCTGTTTTATCTTCTACTAGGGAACCAAAGCCTGCCCAGGTAATTTGAGCAATACCTTCAATATCAAAATCGATGGAGGCAGAGTTAGTAACAGCATTACTAATTTTATATACCGTTTGACCTGAAGCCTCCGAAAAAGACGCACTTGCAGGATCAGTAGCGCACGCCCCAAGAACCATCCATAAAGTAAAAGTACCTAAAGTGGTTTTGTTAGAGCTCGTGAAGTCAAATACAGTAGTGTTTGCAGTAGCTTTAGAAACCCCCTCTGTAAAAGCACCCGTAGTATCCGTGTACGCTTGATTGCCAGAAATCATGTTAGCCCAAAGAGCCTCTTCGATTGCTCCTAAACCCCCAGCTCCATCTGCTCCACCGTTAGGTCGAATATACGTAGTAAAGCTCCATTCTGCGGGAGCATAAGAGTCAGTAAACATTTGTCTAGCGCGTCTTGAGATACCCGCAGCATTGGCCGCCTCGTTTAGTGTAATTTCAGATGCGTTAGTTGCTTGAGAGAAAGAAAATCCATCAAGGATTGGTAACTCCCAAACGTCATTGCCCATCTGTAAGTATGCTTTAGTATTTCTACTAAATTGTAATACTGATGCCATAGTTGTAATCTCCTATGAAACTTGAAAAGGCTTGAACTTGAATATTTATTCGTGTCAGCATTTTCTAATAACGAACCTCAATGAGCAGTTCTCCAACTCCGTAAGGCTCTAATACTCCTTCATCAGTATCTATACTGATGACTGAGATTTGATGAGTATATTGTATAGACCCCAGTTTATCAAGGTATTCTAATCTAGAGTTAGTTTCTATAACTGTCTCTACGTCTTCGAGAAGTTTATCTAATGCAGATACAGCATCTTCTTCTCTAACATAGCATCGTACAATAACAGCTAAGTACCTATCTCTATATCCTCCACCTTGATACTCTCGTCGTTCAGATCCTGCATTTAAATGAATAGCGGGGAAGTCTTCAACTTCGTCCCAAAATTTCAATCTAGGACTAACATTATTATATACGTTAGTATAAAACTCTCCTGTACCATCTATAGTTTTAAGTGCAATCACTAATGCTTCTACAATAGACTGTCTTCTCGTTGCGTATTGGCGTGGGTATGCCATTATACCCTCCTAGTGTAAAATCTGCCTATGGCAAATTGTGCCGCAATCTCTCTAATTGAAAGATCAATAATCTTTCGCGGGTCTCTATCGGGGTCCTGTTCAAAAACTTCGTAAGGATTTCTTCTGTAGCTATATCCTATACTGGGGAAGCCTTTTGCAGTTTGTGTAATATCTGTTACATTAACACTACTGGCGAATCTACCCGAAACGTAGTTTAGTCTAGGGGATCCCATATTATTTGCAACTACTTTTGGAAGTTGCTGATTTAAAATACCTAACATCTCCAAAGGACTACTAGAAACTCCTTTTGTTCTGCCAGCGACGGGAGCCTTCGCTTTAGACTTTTTAACTCTTTTAATTTTAGTTCTTCCGCCTGTCATTTGTTTAACGGAAGATTTTGCTTTAGTTCTCACCCTGCCTTTTATTTTCTTTTTAGGGTCAATCATAGCTAAACTCTGTTCTGTGAGTTCTTCGATAATACTAGGAGAACCTTTCAAATTTGCTATATTCTCAAAGCCTGGGCTAGACGTAAGATCAAAAGAAGCGTCTGTAACTACTTTTCTAAATAAATCCCCTACCATACCGGCTAGTCTACCTTTAAATTGGTTTATATCTTTTGGCTCAAACTCTAGCTCTAAAGTGCCTTTAATCCCTGTTAGTAAATGTACGTCTTTAGTGTATTGTGATTTTACATTATACCCTGAGTTAATAGAGTTCTCTAATTTATCAAGTATAGTATCCCACGCATCCTCACCTTTTTCTGTTAAACTATCAATTTCTTTTGCTACAAAATATAGAGCTTTTACAGAGTCCCTTCTTGGGTCGCCCTTATCCATAGCGCTTAATGTAGCAGATAAAGAAGCTCTAAGAACACTTATATTTTTATGCCCCAACTCCTGACCTTCCGCTATTTCAGGAAATAATTTTTTTAAAGTATATGCTTGTTGTTTAAAATTAGCTCTACCAAATTCTGAGTGAGATCTATTGTTAACAGAGGCTGCCGTTCTAAGGGCGCTTCTAGGTTGGAACGTTTGACCTTCAAATTTAAAAGTATTAGCACCCGCCTTATGCGCTTTATTAGCCGCAAGTGTAAATTCTTTAAATCTCTTTACAAATTCTTCTTGTAATTCGAATTTTTGTCTTATCAGCTTATTTTGGTCAATAGCTCTTCGCCAGTATTTAGCTCTAATATAGCGACCCCCTATCATTTGGGCAACTAGCTGATTTAAAGTTTGCGTAGCCATTAAAAATTCTTATATAGGTCTAAGACTCTTTTTATATGATCTGGAAATGCTGGGTTGTTTGCATTCCCCCCAGAGCGAGCATTTTCAATACTAGCCCCTTGCAATGTTTGTCGTTGCTTATGTTCATCTTTCAAGTAGTATGTAACTAAATCTGCTACTGCTAATAGTAAATCAGCAGGAGTAGCTGCATATCCAGCACTATAAGTGACTAGTACGGATCCTGGACCTTGGGGCCAGTATTGGTACTTCGTAGGAATACGTATAACACTATCTGTTTTAGTATCTAAATAATATTCGTTAGAGTCTAAAATAGAGTAATTTTCTGTAGGACGCCTCCTTTCTTGAATTTCAACTATTGTGTTAACAGGACTTTCAGTAAGTTGAAGAAAAGTAGAATCCCATGTTAAAGAAAAGTCTTCTACTTTGTTCACTGTAAAATAGTCAAGAATAGAGTTACCACAGTAAGTTTTTACTAATTGACTCACAGAAGGAATGAAAATTTCCAGCTTTACATCTTCTTTCGTTGATGATATGCCTTCAATTTCTTTATATTTATCTATAGTAATTAAATCAGTCATAATATATAGTCAATTAGTAAAAACTTGGGGGGACAATAGTTGTCCCCCGAAGTAAAAAGTTAATTTTAGTTTTAAGCTGAAGCGTTAAAAATTGCTTTAGTAACAGCAGCTTTACCACCAGTTGAGGCAAACAACTCATCAAAGCCCAAGTGTTGCGTAGCAACAAGCACTCGACGCTGTGCAGAGACTTCATAGTCTTGCTCAACAGTGATTCCACGAAGACGTGGAATAATGAAGTTAGAGGTGTTAACACAAAGTGCACCCCCAAAAGTATCTTCAACATCAGCGCCCATGTTGTCAGAAAGTACAACAGGAGAACCATACACACGACCAACTTGACCAGTCAAACGCACAGCCAAATCAGAACCGACTTCATCAACAGTTTGGAAGTCAGGATCTTCTAAGAGGTCATAGTATTTATCTTGAGAAACAATATAAACTACATCTTGAGGGTTTAAGCCATAAACACCCATATTTCGACGGCACTTAACAAGCACATCAGCGCTGAAAGTAAGGTTAGCAGCAACTTGTGCACCCCAGCTCGCGCCGGCAGCAGCCATAGCTTTCAAACCACTGATATTTCCGCCGTTACCGCCAATAATGGCACTATCAACAGAACGAGCATGTGAACGTGCGATACCAGCAGTCAACATAGGCATAATGTTAATCAGTACTTTCTCATCGATATAGTTATCGAGGAAAGAAGTAGAGATCAAACGATCTACTTGAACAACCTTTTGCTTTGCTTCGTAAGTATTGTTAGAGTTATCACGGTTAGCGATATCACTACCAGTACCATTGTCAGCAGCATCACGTGCATTGCCCCACTTAGCCAAATTAGTATCAGTCTGAAGCGGCAATACTGTAGATTGACTTTCGACCTGCATTTCTTTAAATAAAGAAGCAGTACGTAGCTCTAACATGATTTCCTTTTCGATTTGAGTAGAAACTACTACATCGATACCTGGATCATTTTGTCCGCCCGTAGCTGTGTAAGTAACACCAGCTTTTTCAAGAACAGACTTACCATAGTCGGTGTTAAAGCCTTTGCCAGTGATAACACCAACAAGATGAGCTTGCATCAATTCTTTAGCATGCGGCTCAAGACCTTGCTTAGAAGAACGATCAGCAAAAACGCCTTTTGATTCACGCATTTTAGTGATTTCTTCTTCTTTTTCTAAGAGTTCTTTTTGAAACTTAGCAATAACTTCAGCTTGGTTAGCCTCTGAAGAAGCCATTTTTGCTTCAAAATCAGCCATCAATCGTTCAGCACCAGACTCTACACCGGAAGTAATAGCAGATTTAACTTGCTCTTCTTGTGCTGCTTTAGCATCTGCTTCTTGTGCTGCTTTTTCTGCAGCTTCTTGTGCTGCTTCTTGTTCAACAGCTTTAACCTCGGCTTGCTTCATTGCAATTTTAGCAGCGGTTTCTTCCGCTACCTTTTTAGCAAAAGCTTCCAAGTCAATTTCTGAGTTTTTAACGTCAGACATTTCTATCTCCTTTTGTGCGCTTTGCGCGGGTTCCGGTGTGTCACTAGCTACGCTAGAAGTATTAACTTCGTCTTTAGCCAGAGACTGACCGGCTAGATCCACACTATTTTTAAAAAAAGTTTTTTTGAATTCATCATATTCATCAATAGAATCAAATGATTTCGCTAGCGAAAAAGTAGCTGCCTGATTGCAAGGTACGGAAACTACCGATACCTCGAACAACTCAGCGTCCTTAATCTGTAATCCATCGGTTTCTTCTAGGTAATCCGCATCCTTGACTCGGAAACCAACAGAAAAAGCTCCAAGAATGCCTTCCTTAATCAACATAGCTACATTATCAGGAGCAGACTTACTTATTTTCGCTTTAAGTTCCAAACCATTGTCTGTAACTTTAAGACCAGTAGCACGCCCGATCGGTTTATTGTAGTCGTGATTAAACAAAATTATAGGGTTTTTCTCAAAATTATGAAGGCCCCCTTTAGTCCAAGCGCTCGCATCAATTATATCATTTGCACGATCAGTATCATTTGTACTTGCCATTCCACAAATGTGAACGCCGTCGTCATCTTCGCTTAAAGATTTAAACGTAGATGTAAAATTAAAAATCTTATTCATCATCTTTCTCCACCTTCTTACTAGCAGTAAATCGCTTAGTAGGAGCAGGCTTAGCTGGAGCTTTTTTAGGAGCAGGCTTAGCTGGAGTCTCCGCAGGAGTATGAGCAATGCTAGCTTGATCATATACCAAAGGGTGTCTCCTAATAAGAGCAGTTAATACTCTTGCCCACCTACCATTAAAAATTTGAGCTAATTCTCTTCGTGTCATAGGACCACTAGTCCCTAGGGCTAGATACTCGTCATATGTAATAGGTTTTGTTACACCATGCTGAATAAAATGAGCATAGAGTTTGTCTAAGGACGCAGTTGTTTGTCGTCTAGTAGCCATTATTAATTTTCCTCGTCTTGTGTTACAGGTCTTCCGCCTTCTGACGGGTCTACTGCACTTCCCGCAATGTTTGCGGGTACTCTTAGATCATCATATCCTTCTACTTTTTCAAATCCTAGATGTTCTCGTGCCTCATTAGGAGAGATAATGCCAGTATTGACTAAGGAAGAATAATATTGAGCTGAATCACGCAGCTCTGGTTGTAATGCAGGTATATTAGTTGCATCTTCTGTTATTTCGAATCCAAAAAATCTTTCAAAAGCAAAGTTAATTTTGCGAACTATAGGAAGTATAGTTTCTAGATAGTATAGTCGCATATTTGGACGAAGATTAGCATTGTTGCCAGAATCTAGTAAAATAGGGGGTACACCTAAAGCCTTTAAAATAATTTTTTCATTTTCAGAAATAGCAGACTGAAAATCTAATTCTTTAAAGTTTACATTTGAAATTGCATCAATCTCAATTCCTCCATCTAAAATTAAGGGACGTCGGCCTCCTGCATCAGGTCTGTACCTTTGCTGCCAAGAGGCTAACATTCTCTCTTTAATTTTCTCCGATAGAGTGTTAGGGCTTTTTAATACTAATCCTGGTACTGCTCCATTTTTAAAAAAATTATCTTGAAAGTCCCGCATAGACTTAGTTAATACCATAGTACGTAAAGCAGGCTTCAGTCTAGAAATACCTCTATAGATAGAATAGAAAGAATTGTCTTTAATGTGAATAATTTCATTTGGGTTATAGCGAACATTTTCGTTGAATGTGTAGTGGTCTACATAAGTAGTCTCACTAGAGTGTATAATCATTTTGCTAGCGGGTAGATGATACATGTGTACGCCATCAAAATAAATAAATATATTGCCGTCTAATAAAAAGTCTGTAACTAGATTTCTCTTAAAGGAGCTAATATCCTGAAAAAGGTTGGGTTCTTTATTCAACAGCAAAGTCAGCTTGGCTCTTTTTACTCCCTTATAAGGATTATTAATAGGGATGGGCGGGCCAACCTTGGTAGTAATCTCAGACACATCATCAACTATCATATTTACTCCTCTATTGACAATTTCTAATTGCTCATAGGCGAGCTCATAGGAATATGTCATTTCACGTGAGGATTCTATTTTATGATCGTAGTATGGCTGAGCAGGATTAAGTTTTTCTTCAACCTCTTCCCGACCAAGAATTTTATTATACCAAGCCATTTTTTTCTCTTTGAATCTCTACCCATCTCTGCTGCTTTTTTGCCGTGTGCAGAGGGGGATTTCTACCGTATATACTATGTAACTTTAAATGGTGCATGTGGCAAATAGTTACAGTATAATCGTATAATTCTTCAATGTGTTCATTAATAAACTCATCTCTAAACTCTCTTATATCTTCTTCGAAGTACCCTTTTTCCTTCATCCAACCTTGTAATAGAGGGCTAAGGCTGTAAAAATGATGAAAATCTAATTTTACAGTATCCCCGCAAATATAACACTCCGAGCCTTTATCATATCTAGCTTTGGCTTTATCTCGAATATATTTTATCGGGTCTCTTTTTAATTTCTCCATTTTATAAAATACCAATTTTTACTTCCGAAATTATAACGTGTACCAGGTACATTGTCAACTACTATTTTTAAGCAGGTGCTCATTAAAACCCCGAATTGCTAGTTTCGAATGAATAGAGAGCATACCTTATAGCATCCGACATATGAGAAGCCCTATTATGCTTAGGTTTTTCTCTAAGTAAATTAGGGTTAGGGTCCCACTGGTACTGGTCTAAAGCAGCTAAGGACTCTAAACATTTTTGAGATACTAATAAGTTATCATTATCTACTATAGCTGCTACATGTGATATACCATCTAATAATGATTTTTTTGCATTAATAGTACTAATATCATAATTCTGTGCAAAATCAAATCTAGTTTGCTGAGCAGCTGAATCTATATAAATATAATCAATATCCCACTTTTGAATTAATTGCTGAATTTCAATAGCATGCTGCTCTGTAGTTTTTTCAGCGTCCATATATTCGTCTAGTAGGTAATATTTCTCTTCGTCCCAATCATATCCTATAACGCAAAAAGCAGTAGGATCCCTGTACCCTACGTCTAATCCAGCAAAAACATCCATATATCTAGTATTAATTCCCTCTAGATTTACTGTACAGTTTTCATAATCGAATTTCCAAACCTGACCCTCGTAAGTATTAAAGTCTGCCTCATACTCCTGTCTAAATTCTGCATCAGACATACTTTTTCGAGCTTCGTTAATATCACTCTCTGTCATTCTGGGGTTATCTAGATAGGTAGCCTTTACGGAGGCCCACTCTAAGAACTCATCATTGTACCCTCTATCAAAAAATTCTGCGAACCAATTGTTACGACCCCGAGGGGTAGAAATAAACAAAGCTTTAGAGTTGTCTTTATCAAGAGTGGGCCGAAGTGCGACATTAAAGGCATCCCTGCCATCTGCTAACGCTGCTTCGTCAAATATAATAAGGTCGTAACTTCGACCCACGCATGAATCAACTTGATTTACAGACCCCATTCTAATAGTAGAGCCGTTTGATAGCTCTATAACTTTGTCTTTTGCGTTGTCTTTTGTAACCTCGAGATCAAAGTGTTTTATAAGGTTTCTCTGTAAATCAAAAGAAATTTGAGATAGAGCATAGTTAGGAGACATAATTAATATATTAGAGCTAGGGACTAAAGAAACTAATTGCCCAATAATATTAGCTATATAAGTTTTACCCTGACGCCTAGAAACAGCTGCGCAAACAAATCGATACTTAGGATTATTTATAGCATTAATAATTGCCATTTGTGAGGGTAATGCGGACACCCCCAACATCTCTAAATAAGGATCTATTGGCAGTTTTAGAAACCTAGTTGTTTTTTCGAGTTCAACTATTGAGTCTGTTATTACATCCTGTCTACTGACCTGTACTGTCATTTTAGTTATCTCTTTTTATTTTATATAGTTATATAGCTATGCTATCACTTATTGACATAATTGTCAATATATATTTTTGAACACCTTTAGGCATACCTAGGTGTTTACCATTTGACCTTATTAGCCCAGTAAGCTGCGGAGAGTTTACCCTTTGCTATATTACGAGCATGACGAGCCTTAAAAGATCTTCGCCTAGCCGCGTAAGAAGCACTTTCCCCTTTCTTTTTAGGGGAACCACTAACTCCTTGCTGACCAAAGCGTATTGTTTTAACTTTGGTACCTACTTTAGCAACAACTACATGAGACTTTTTAGGGTGTTTTGGAGTTCTTTTTGCTTTATTAAATTTACTTACTCCGGCTCTTTTTAATGCTGGGTGTTTCTTTTTAACGCTTCTTTTTTTTCTTGCCATTTTTCTTTTTCCTTTTTTTAAACCCCGCCTTCATAAAAGAGTAGGCTTTAGCAGATATAGTAGATTTCTTTTTAGACCTACTTATTCCTTTCTTTTTTCTACGATTTATATTTGCGTACAACCCCCGAGAAGCCATCTATTTTCTCCTTTTTTTAGTTTTACGTTTTTTCTTTTTACCACAAGGTTTTCCATTATGATATTTATTAAGTAAGGTCATTAAAAAATGTTTCCTTTACCAAAGTCAATATTATTACCGATATTAATATTAACATCACTAGTAGTAACAGCTTTGGGCTTTGCTTTTTCTATAAAACATTCACAAGGTGCGCAAGCACACGTTTCACATAAGGCTTCCTCAGTGGGATGCCCCGCATATTCTTTCGCAGCCTCTTCAGACTTAAAAAATACAGTGGAGCCCTTACCATCTGATACATGCCATCTATTTCTAATTTTTTGAATATTTTTCATATCAAAGTCCTTATTCACTTATCAGCAATTCATAACTGCCGATTCCGCCCCCAAATATGGGGAATATAACAAAATCGCTCTCAATACCAAATTCAGTCTTTCCACTTGAGTCTTGAAAGAATACAAGATTTGAAAGCTCTTGTGTAAATATAAATGTTTGTGCCACCCTTGGTTGAGTAATTGTTGTAAAATACGATATTCTATCTAGTCCTATAATTATATCTATAGTACCAAAATCTACCGTTCCTAGAGTTAGAGTTTCAAAATTATTATTTTCGATAAGTATTGTTATATCTATAGAGCTAAATTGAGTTGGTATTGTGAAAAAATATCTATCGAATCCTGTAGTTATGGAAGTTTTACTAGTATCTAATATTGCATTATTATTAATTATATCCTGTCCAAACTCCCCGCCTAAGTAAGTATTAGAGTTTTCAATTTGAATTTGAAGTTCGTCAGAAACTAGAGTATTTGTAAAATTTCTTTCATATGTAGGCTGAACTTTAGTCTCTATTAGTACTCTACTCTGTAGAGGAGAGGGGCTAAAAAATTCTCTTGAAGACACGGCTACCCTTAAGTTTTGTAGCTCTGGGCTTTCTCCTATAGGTATAATTGGACGAAGTACTGTAAAATCTATACTGGTAGGCTCTCCAATATGAGTAGCTCGATGAGATATATCAATAGGCACAGGAATACTAGCTATTGGTAAGTAATCGTATTTAAGTTTGTTTGAGCCTAATTGATCTCCAAGCCAAGGTCCCTTTATCTCAAATTTAACAGGTTGTAGCATTATAACTTTTCCAAGATCTGGTTCTGGAGCTTTAGAGACGTCATAATCGACGGCGGGAGTAGTAGGAAGATCTAACTGCCCGAATATCTCTATTCCTGCTTGCTGATTATCACTTAAAATATTAGTGTTTTGATCTTCATTATTTTCCCAGCTTCTAAGTATTTGCTGGTACTGTCCTGTAGGCTCTGCTTCTGGGTCGAGCAATATATCAGAAGTATCCCAAGTATCCGCTATAGTTATTTTAAAGAAACTCATATAGAGGTTCTGACACATTGCTTCACGATCTTCAACAAAAGGGCTTATATTCCAGGATAAATAAGTATCTTTATTCTGATCATAGTTAGTTATTCCAGAATTTGCTGAACAGATCTGTTCCATAGTAGTCTTTAACTCAAGATTCTTAGAGAAAAAATAATGTAGGCCTGTTTGAAGGTCTAGAATATAGATAGTCTTAGCTATTTTAGAGTTTGTAACAGGAGGGAAAAAATCATCTATATCTGATACAGTCGCCTCATCAAAGACAGCCATATTATTAAAAGGGTTATTACTATCCTCTATAGCCCTTATATCAGAAGTCTGTACTCCTGTACTTAGGAGGCATGCAGAGCTTTCTCTCTCAACCTGACCAGTATCTCTAACTCTTCGCCTTAGTTGAGCCCTCCCATCATGATTTAAATCTGGGAAAGATTGAGGCACATCCCCTAATCGAGGGATAGGAATTCCAGAAAACGTAGTAGACATACCTATGATAGCATCGAATGTAAAAGGATAGTCTCCCTCGTGGGATGAGGTATTAGTAGTTTTCAAATGATCGAAAGCTACTCTAAGGTACCTACTCCTCATAGCAGCTCCAGGAATTTTTACCCCCATACCATGATCTTGAGGGTAAGTTGAAGTATTACCAATAAAAAGTACTCCATATTGTCCAGATTCCTCTGTATTAAAGCCGTACCCAGTACCAAGATATTGTCTCGAAGGCCGCGCCCCTGGATTCTGACGAGACATAGTGTACTCTAGTCCTCCTACAATACTACTAGGCCTAAGTAAAGGCTCTACTGCAAATTGAATATTATCATATAGAAGGGATACAGGACCATCCTGCCACGAATAATCTCCATTAGGATAAGTCGTACCAAAAATGTCTGCATTATTAGTCAATTCTACTATTCTATAATACTCTGTAGTAGTTCCTACTGCTGCACTTGGTACGTACCCTGAAGGCTGTGGATTTGCTGTTTGAGCCCACGTTGCGTCATAAGAAACAGATATATTTACACTTGGGGGAAATGATTGCGTAATATCAGGGGGTATCAATTCTCCATCCATAACCTGAATAGTTGCTAAACCTCGAATAGCTTCTGGGGACGTAAAATCTAAGACCGAGAAACTTACAAATCTAGTAGGATCCTTCTGTGTAATAATATCAGAGTACTGATTATTCCAAGCAGTATAAGATACATCTGCAAAAACGTCTCTTACATTTACTAAAGACTCTCCTGACTTAAAAACATAAGGAGAAAATACTCCGTGACGAGCATAGCCAGAGCCAATTGAGGTAGTGTCGAACTCTACCTCAATTGGGGTCTGAATACTTGCGGAACTAAGCACATTAATCTGAGCTTCAGTGGTGGAATAAGAATTAATAAATCTAATAGAACTTATTCCAGTAACTACTTCTGTACTACTAAACTCTGTCTGAACTGATTCTCTCGCCTCGGGACTTGGAACTACTAATATCGTAGTTTCCGTATTATTCCAAGTATTTGGGCGATCAAGAGCTGACGGAGCGTATTGCTCCGTCAGAATTTCGATTTGAGTTATTACTTTAGAAGTAGCTACTGAAATAGTCATTTATTAAATATCCACACTTGCAGTAATGTTAGAGAATCCTGCACTATTAATAAATATATCAACATCGATAGGGTCAGCTGCACTCGTGGTAACAGTAGTAATAGTAGTACCTCCAGTGAAAGTCATACCAGTTCCTTCAATTAGCAATTTAACATCTGTAGAAATTCTAGCCCCTTGTGCATTGTACGCACTAACTGCTACCGTACTCGCAATCTGTGCTCCTGCGTACGTGTAGCTAGTAGCAGCCGGAGTTACTGTTACAGTAAGAGGTAAACTAGGTGTTAGCAAGTGCAGTTCTGGATAAACTGTGTTCCCTAAAGAAGTACTATCTTTAGTGTACCAAATTCTATCAGTACTATCTCTACCAATACTGGTTATTTTATAGGATAAAGTATTTGCTGTTTCCCATCCAGTAGCTGAGTTAAAAGCAATAATTAAAAAACTATAATCGTCATTAAGACCTATAAGCGTTTCTTCATCGTTTAAAAATATATGCGACTGCCAAGGAAAGGGTAATACCTTCTTACTATGAAATGTAAAGAGCCGAGGATCTGCAGCATCAATTTTCCAAGTTAATAGGGTTTTTATTATATTATTAGTGGTATAATACCTAGGAGCATCAACCCAGATAAGCGTAATATATCTTTCCCCATTAAATTCAAATAAATGATGAGTAACGATAGAAGTGCTGTTAGAAGAATTGTTCTCCCTAAACATCCCCGGATATAGACTATTGTCAATGGTAGCATTCCAAGCATCAACACCGCTGGATTTACCAGTAAATCCTACAGATTGTCCTGCTCCTGCCTGCATTATAACATCAGTTTGTACAGTGAAGGAATCATCCGTAGTATCCCACGTCCATAGATCGGGGTGATAGTCACTATTATCGTCAATATAAACGGCGTACCAAAGTTTTGTGTTTCCTGTACCATCTCTAGGGTCAGTCATAGTTCTACTAGGTTTAGTAGGCACATGATATGAGGTGATGTTAGCAAAGTTTCCTCCGGCTGTAGTACCATCACTCGTTAAATCATTTACATCGAGTCCTCCAGCTAGTCGGTAAGCACTCGCCATAGAATCACCACTAATCAGGATATTCGCGGTGGACTGGGACGTGCCCGTACACTTATATACTCTCGACTTATAGGCAACGGTTGGGCTGCCGCTGGGGCTATTAGAGTTATAAACGTTGACAAATAAAGGCTGAGCATCAACACTGCTTATTCCTAGGAAAGAAGTAGAGGTATAGTTAACAAAAACATAGCCTGAGGTGAGGTTTTGAACGCCTGGCCAGTTAATACTGTACCCTCTCATTATCCTATCGGTATACCATTGATTAGTGGTATTATAGTACCTATATAGACCCCCTATCTGATTACCCGGACTGTGATAATATAACCAATAAGAAGAATTTCCCGGTCGAACGATGCTGGTGAGAGTGGGAGAATAACTCACGCCTCCGGAAAAAGCAATATCACTTAAGTCTTGAGACTCAGATACTCCCAGACTCGTCAAGGTTATCGTGGCGCTCTCGGCCTCAGCGCCTGTCCAGGCGAAAACTGCATCAGAGGACCCATTATTCATAACAAATACGTCAGCTTTAGCTTTATAATTTCTATCCATAGACATCCAAAACTTATGCTGATGCAAATTTGTATAGCTCGTGGGGGTCGTGACGGTATAGTTATCAAAGCCCACATAGTCTTTTGATAGAGCCATCTGGTAGCCCGGCCTATTATAATTCTGCTTGGTATTACTTGCTAGACCATTTGCATTCGCAGTGGTGGTTGCAAACTTTTTATTATAGATAGGGCTTAGAGTAGAAAAGTCATGCTTATAATCAAATAAATATAAACCATCATTTGAAACTCGTGGGTCTTCTAGGATTACGAATTGACTAGTATTTCCTTTATAATCATAAATTTTAGCCATTTTATTGTACCTCCTCTAATTCAGCATCTGGAAAAAGATCTAAAAAAATCTCTACTCCTTGCTCTTTTGATGTGATAGGATTCTTATAGGTTGCTCCTTTACGTGGATCGTACGCAAATCCTTGCATCGAACCAAAAGGGCAGTTATGCTCTTCGTGTTCTTCATCATCGGCCTCTGTTAAAGGACTAAAATGTATCTCCCATAAACCCTCGGTTAAACTTACAGTTGCTAAATGGTCGTGAGTACAACGCTCTATAGCAATACTGCCGTCCTCTAATATCTGTACTTGTCCATCTTCTCCTAGGACTGGTACAGGGTAACTTATAGTATAATTGCTCAAAATTGATCTCCTTATGAGTAAATGAACTTAATGGACAGGTTAGTACCTGGCCCAGATATTATGTCAACAGTTATTTCATCCGCAGGCCCCACTACAACTCCCGCAGTAAAAGCAGCTTCAATGAAGGGAGCCGCGGGGGGTATAACAAATTGCTGAACCTCAGCACCACTTCGCACCACAGAAAATATTAGAGAGGCACCAGAAGGTTGATCAACTTGTGCTCGTATCTCATGTAATGTTATCGTTTGTTGAGGTTGAAATAACTGTGTTCCAGTTAGTGGTCCTGTAAACTGTCCGGCTCTAACCAAGTAGAACGCATTGGTTCTCTTTAAGTTATACCATATAGTTCCTTCCCACACATATAAAACGCCTGTGTCTTGTGCAAAAGATAAATCCCCTAAGTTCCCTATTGCAGGAAAAGAGTTTCTAGTTGCATATACAACGGCAGGACTAGGAGTAGGCGTAGCTTCCCAAGTATCTGTGTTCCCGTTATATTTTAATACATCCCCATTATTGGGGGTTGTTGGTATTGAAACATTAGATAGGTCTTCTAATGTATCCACATTAGATGTACCTACTATTGCTAATTCAAATTTATTTGTTCCAGTATCGTATATTAATCCTTGACCTTGAGTAGCTCCTACAGCATTCACATCTGTTAAGTCTGTTAGTGCAGCCGCGAACTCTATAGTTGTAGGAACCCACTTATCTTGATCATTGTATACTAAGTACTGCCCTTCTGTAACTCCAGTCAAATCTACGTCTGTTAATTCTGATACGGCTGTTGCTACGGTTCCGGGCTCCCACTCACTACTTGTGGAATTATACTGCAGGAATTGATTATCAGTAACTCCCTCTAGATTTACATCGGTTAAGCCATCTAAACTAAACTCATTATCTACTGCGCTCCATTGATCCCCAATAGTATTGTATACTAGTATCTGACCTGTAGTTGGAGTAGATACACTGCTACCCATATTACTTAAAGAATCAAGAGCTCGTTCAGGTATGCCCGCCTCCCACTTAGAGGTACTCTCATTCCAAATTAAAGTTTGAGATGCTGTAGGAGCTACAGTAGTATCTATATCTGATAGATTAGTAGTTGCTAAAGTCCCATTTGACCATATTCCTTCAGAGTATAATAAAAGATCGTTGTTTTCAATGTCAGCTAAACTAATATCTGTTAGGCTGGGAAGAGACACATCTCCAGGAGACCAAGTACTAGTAACACTATTATACTGTAGGTATTGTCCATCTGTAGGAAATAATGTAAAAGTGTCTACATCTGTTAAATCTCCGATACCTGCAATAAGTGACGCAGTGCTATCAGAGTCAAGGTCAATATTACTAGTATTAGAACTTACTAAAAACTCGGTTTCAGATATAGCTCGTCCTATCTTTCCGAAGCCTGTAGCTCCAGGGAATAAGGTTCCATCTACAGCTACGTAGTAATTAGCTCCGGGTATAAGCCCTGATAGTGCAGAAACAAAACCAGAACCTGTAATAATAGTAGTAGTATCTCCAGCTAAGTAAGCACCCTCTGAAATACCTACCCAATCTGCGGCCTTGCTAGAAATAGATATATCATTCAAATTATAAGTTATTGCCTGATATCCTGTAGAGTATACTAATCTAGTTTTAAAGAGGGATGCACAGCTGCCTACACTTGAAGTAGTCTCACTTGCTAGTAGAATTCTCGATGCGATATCAAAAACTCTGAAGCCCTTATTAGACCCGTATGTTACAACTAAAGTTTTTTCATTGGCAGAAAGAGACTTCTGCCCATAGTCTAAGTAAGCAGACCCAGAAGTATATAAAAGTGTGCCCTCCAGCAGGCTATGAATGTATAGGTAGCCTGAATAAGTACTAGCTACAATTAAGTAATTACTATTTATTGCGATAGTATCTGCATTCGTATGAGGTACTTCTATAGTACTTACTAAATTATAGGCATAATCATATATATAAGCAGTTGCAGAATTAAACCCGTCCTGTAAGACATCATATATAAGGATTTTACTACCGTCATCAAGCATAGCTACTTGTGTACCAAAACTTCTAGAATTTACGGCAGAGGAATTAGGGTGTTCAAAAGTATGTACTAAGTCTCCTGTATACGCATTAAATAAGAACGCCCTACCTAGAGATGCATTAGTAATAGGGTCTCTATAGTTTTTGTCCCCTACTAAGAGGAAGTTTCCTTGAAAATCTATAGATTTTTGGTGATACCCAAAGCCATTTGAAGTAGTTCTAGAGGGTTCGGGGTGCTCAATTGATCTTAAGTACTCTCCAGTAGTTCCTTTATATATGTGTACCTTACCTTTTCCATTAGCATAGGGGTTCTCAGCTGCTATAATAGCTACTAAGTCACCGTTTGTGGCAACAGTATTACCAAACTGCTGGTAGATATAGCTAGTAGGAGGATATAGTACCTGTAACAATTCTCCAGAACTAGCACTATATATAAATGCTTTTCCTGTATTTGTAATTCCTGGTAGGTCAAATTCAGGATTACCTGCTACTACTAAATCTTCATATATATCAATTGATCTACCGTAGCCAGCAAGCGATATATCGGGAAAGAAGTCATTTTCGAATACTGCAGCCCCTGTTATTTCCTCCGTACCCCGTATTTGAGCCACTTTAGAGTTATTAGTTATATAGACGGGCTCGCCCGCAGCAATAGAGCCTTCAGCCTCTATATTTATAAAGTTTCCGAAAACATTTCTAGCTACTGTCCACTCAAGCGCTTCACCGTCCCATTCAAGAATATCTCTATCAGTTTTAAATACATTTGTATTTACATCAGTTAATTCATCGAGAGTTGATACTTGGGAAAAAGTTTCAGGCACCCACTGTGAGCCGTTCCAAGAAAGACTTTGCCCAACAGCTACATTAGAAATACTAACATCATTTAAGTCATTAAAAGCAAAAACATTAGAGTACCCAATATCGGTAGCTTCCCATTTTCCACTAAAAGAATTAAATACCAGAGCTTGAGTATCTTCTGGAGGTGTATCAATCAAAGATACATCGTCTAATTCAGTTATACTAGTTACAGTAGATACGAACTTACCTTCCCAGAATTGACCATTCCAGGTTAAAGCATGAGAGGGGGTAAGACCACTAGAAAAATCTACGTCGCTAAGGTCTGGCATAGTAGATACGCCAGAAATACTGCCCAATATTAATAGTTGTTGACTATTTGTTGCAATACCTACTAAGCCATAATCAGTTGTATCTGTCGTTAGTGTACCGTCAAAGTTCGCGTAGTAATAGGTAGCAGGAACTAATCCTGAGTATACGAATGGAGTAAGCCCCCCAAGAATAACAACTTCCCCAGTCTCTCCTTGAGTCATAGTACCCGCTGCGATACCTATCCACTCACCTGCATCAGAACTAATAGCAGATTCACTTACATCGAATAGATGTACAGCTCCACGATCAATTGCAGGATTTTGCTGACTACCAGCGCTGAGATCACTATAAGGAGCGCCTGCTATAGCTTTTCCTGCGGGGGTTATAGCAACAGCCGCTCCCATTCTTTCTCCGGAAGGAGATACATTGTATCCAGGGTTATCAAAACCTCCATAATAAACAGGGGGAGTAGCATTAGAGTATACATGAATTTTTCCGGAATCAGGATAACCATCTTTGCCAGTTTCTGAGCCTATTACTATCTGGTACTCCCCAATAGCTACGGAAACGCCAAACCTATCACCTATTGCTTCTGGGCTTTGAATAGTATGTAGTAGGGCCCCTGTAGTAGCTGAAAAGATATAAACTATGCCTTGATTTGCATTGTATCCAGGTGCTCCGACTATTATTTTTTCTGGCCAGTAAGCTAGTACTGTTCCGAAGCCTTCTGAATCAATATTAGGATTTACTAAAGTTGCGATACTAGCAGTAGTTACACGATTTCTTATATAGATTCTACCAGTACTTAGAGTACCTCCGGTGTCCTCGGAGGGAGCAGAAATAATTACGGACGAAGGCGTGATACTAACTACAGAACCGAAAGCATCTCCAGCGGGGGTACCCTCATCGTTAGAATTTTCAAATATTTTACTAGGAGGAGCAATTGGCCATTCCTCTTCCTCTATGTCATAAGGGTAGCCATCAAGGTCATTAAAATCATATAAATAGGCTCTTCCCGTATTAAAGCTAGTAGGGCTATCGTAGCCGGGTGACCCGATTAAAATGGCAGTGTCATCTATAGATACAGACGCTCCGAAGTTGTCATTTGCATTTTGATTAAAGGGGCTAGGTATTATGTATACTAAACTACCCGTAGATATTCTAAAAACATATACTATTCCTGTCTGCACGGCTCCATTTATTGTTCCCTTAGGCGCACCTACTGCTAGGTAATCTCCGTAAATACTTATAGACTCTCCAAAGTATTGATTGGAAACATCTGCAATAACTTGGTAGCCCTCACGCGGGGGATAGAAAGTTCTAACAGGAGAGTTAGTAACTGCATCATATACAGTTACAACTCCGAAGTAACTTCCAACACCCTGTGCTGAGACTCCTGGAGCAGAGACTGCGTAATAATCACCCTGATGTGTAATAACTGAGCCAAATAACGCATAGTTACTTGGTACAGGTGCAGGTATACTTGCAAGGAATGCGCCAATAGATACTTCTACATTTTTAAATTGTCCTGTATTTCCATATAGTACTATGCTTCCTTCAGTTATATTTTCGGAAGCTACTCCTGTAATTCTCTGTCCTTCAGGTAAATCTGCTGGTCTCCATGTTGCCCCATCGAATTGTAGTACTTGATCTTCTAAAGGTGGGATAGTATCTAAGTCTACGTCTGTTAAATCATTTATTATAGCTACATTACTAGACCCCGTAGCTGCATTAACCCATGACTGGGCTACTCCATTCCAAGTTAGAACTTGCCCTGACTGAAGTAAATTAGGTACTGGTAAAAATACATCATCCAGCTCTCCAATATTTGAGACCCCGCCAGAAACTGCGCCTGTTACCCAGCCTGAACCATTCCAAACTAATCCATCTCCAACTTGTGGGGTAACACTTGTTACGTCGTTTAAATCATTAAGTACATTTACTTGATCAGCAGTATTAGACTCTACGTCACCTGTTATAAGTAGTGTATTTGGACTAAGCGCCTTTCCTATAATTCCATAAGGAGAAAGTGTGAGGGTATATCCTCCGTCTACTTGCAAATAATAATTACTGCCTGCTTCCAATCCAAATAAATTTTTTGCTACTCCTCCGAATAGAGTAACGTTCCCAACCTCTCCATCATCAATATCTTCAAACGCTATACCTATCCATGAGTCAGCATTGGTGGTAATTTGAGAATCAAAAGTTACAACAGCGCCGGAATTAAAATCACTACTAATTGTATTTCTAACATAGGGAGTACCTACATGGTATAAGTCATTAAAGCCCTGACCTCCAATAGCTACTGAGTAACCGAACTGCTCATTAGTAGAGTCCCCATATATATTAGGATTAGAGAAGATAGCTTCTAATTGACCTGAAGTAGCATCCAGTAAATAAGCTTTACCAGCATTAGTATACTTCCCGCCAACATAGCCCTGCTCTTCATAAGTTGCTCCAGCTAAGAGCTTGCCCTCTTTCATATCTACGGACCAACCAAATCGATCTCCGTTTGTAGGGTTATTATAACTATTAGGATTAGTAATTACAGTTCGGAAATCTAGTGTATTCAGATCCCATATAAATACTCTACCCTGGTCATACCCCTCAGGGTAATCTGTATCCGAATCATAAGATCCGATAGCTAAAAGATTTGGATAAACTTGATCCCACTTTAAAGCACTTGCGAAATTATAACTAAAGCCGCCACCTAATCCAGGATTTGCTATATAGGCTACTTGTACAGGATCGATTTCCTCGTCAGAAATATCAAATATATATACGCCACCTTTGGTAGAACTTGGCCCTTCGTTCTTGCTCGCAACTGCAAGGTATTGTCCAGTACTATTTAAAGCTACTTTCGTACCAAACTGGTCATTATATGAGCCGCCGGTCTCATTAGGATTTGTTATAATATGAGGAAATTGAGCCTCGCCAACAGCAGGAGACGGATTAACTATGTATACTACTCCGCTACTGATAGCTATGTTACCAGAATCAAAGGGAGCTCCGACTGCTAATCTTTCACCTCCAAGAGATATTGAGTGTCCAAATTGACTGTTATTGGGGCTATAAGACTGTACGGACCCAAATGTTGCTAGGCCGGGGTGTACTACTTGGCTAGTTATAGCATTAGTAGTACGATTATAAAGATATACTGCTCCAGTATTATAGTTTGCTCCTGAATCTTCGAAAGGTGCACTAATCGCAAATAAGTTGCCATATATTGCTAGGCTAAATCCAAATCTATCATTTGCTGGGGAGGCATTTATATTATTATTATTAATAGTTGCTTCTAGAAATCCAAGCGCATTATATACATATACTTTACCCGAGTCCAGTTCCCCTGTCTCATCTTCTCTATCCGCCGATACGAGCAGCTTATCAGTACTTGCTGCCATACTGTATGCAAAAAAGTCATTTGAAGCAGTACCAAAAGGAGTTGGATTTTCTTTGTACCAGGCCGGCTGAAAAGGAGACTGGCCTGTTCTACTAACAGAGCCATTCAAATTGATAGAAACTACCTCTCCCTGTAAAATGTCTCCTTCGGCTATAAAGTCTTCAATGCCTCCTGAGTGCCCGTTTCTAGGGTACCATCTATTAATGGAGGAATCCCAGGTAAGTACTTGTAACTCTTTAGGAGGGTAAGAAATAACATTGACATCTACTAAATCGCCAATGAAAGCTGCGACAGCAGTACCAGTAGGTCCAGGAACCCATTTAATTCCATCCCAAAATAAGCTTTCTCCGGATGCTGGTACATTTCCTCCCGTACTTGTATCTACATCTCCTAAAGAGCCTAAACTAATTGTATCAAGACTGGGGGACCCAGGTCTAAAGACGGAGTCAATAGCATTCCATACTAGTGTTTCACCCTCTAAAGGATTATTGCCAAGACTGGTAATGTCTACCTCATCTAAACCGTCTAAACTTGTTACTGTAATGTTCGCAATGAGTTGAGGTTCCCACTTACTTGTAATAGAGTTATAAGCTATTACATCGGCCTCAGTTGGGGCCTGGGTTTGTAAATCTACATCTGTTAAATCATCTAGCGAAGCAACCCTAGATACCGCACCTGGAAACCACTTATCCTCCGCAAGATTATAAACTAAAACATCATTATCTAAGGGCGCAGTCAGTTGCAGGTCTACATCTGTTAAATCATCAAGTATAAATACATTTGAAGTTCCAGTCTGTTGAGGTATCCATTTATCTAAAATAAAACTATAGACTAAAGAGTCTCCGTGCTCTAACCCCGCAGTATTAACGTCGGTTAACTCATTAAGAACAAGAGATCCTTG